TCGCCACACTTGCCGAGGCAACGGCGTGGGCGACACAGCAGTACCCGCATATCACCTGGGACTTCGAGGGTGCCCATATCAACGCGATCAACCCGACCCTGAAGCAGTTCCATTTGCTTGCTCAGGAGTGGCCGGAGGTGGCTGCAAAGTTGGATTATGTGGGAACGTACCTGGGGCCAAATGCGCGGTATTCGACTCAGAATTGGCAGGATGCCTACGCAGAGGCGGACGGCGGTGGGGCGCTGACCAAGGGGAAATTCATTGGGCTTAACCCGATGTACTACGGCAATCCTACAGGGTTCCTCAACTCGTTGCAAAATGACGTTCAAGGTGGCTTCCACCCGAAGGGGTGTGATACCATCGAGTCGTTACTAACACACGAGTTTGGGCATTTGGTAGACACTTGGTTGCGCTCATCTCCGAAGGCATTCCGCGCTGTCGTAGGGGATGACGGATTTGGCGTGGTACGTGCTACATTTCATCTCTGGATGAATGCGAATAAGGCCGACACAAGCCTATCCATCTACGCAACCAAAAAGATTGTCGAGGGTTGGGCTGAAGGGTTTGCTGCAATCTACCATATGCCTAAAGGCGATTGGCCTATCTTTGTGCAGCATCAGGCAGCGCTGCTTGCTATGGTTCGATATCAGACCTCTTCATACAGGCAAATAAACAAGCTGCGACCTGCGGCACGCACGCTGGCAAAAAAGGCTCTGGATCGCGCCCGTAAGCGCGTAGGTATTACGTGAGGAGAGCTTATGAGTGGCCCTGCACCGATGTGCCTCTACTGTGTCCATTTTCGGAGCGCGATTGGCCCAATTGGGAAAGGCGGAAGTCGTACCGGCCCACCCGGCTGTGCGGCGTTCCCTCGACCACCCGGCATCCCTGATGTGATTTTTGATAATGGCTTTGACCACCGGAAGCCCTACGAAGGCGACCACGGCATCCAGTTTGAGCCGAAGCCCGGTACGAGCGCCGAGGCGCTGGCGCGGATTGAGCGGAGGTTTGCTAAGCGATAACACGATTTTTGACTATCTGGAACGCCTGGATGATGCTGAGCTTGCTGCGCTAGATCGGCGGCTCCGTCGCTCTTGCCCCACCCCTAGCGCATCCAATACAGGCGTGCTACAATAATGACGCTGGTTGCTCCGGTGCGTGGGGTCATAGGCGGTTCCCGGCCTGGCGGGCAATCCAGGCAGTATGAAGCGGTAGTCCCGGCCCTGCCGGGATGATGCATGACGAACGCAGGTGCAATCCCTGCCCGCTTCCCCACTTTCACCCGTAGACCGCACGACGCCTGCACCGCAGGCGAGCCGGATACCGTGACCGGCCCCGACAACCTTTTTCTACTGGTAGCAGCTATTAAGCGCACCACCCCCACCAGGGTTGTGCGCTTTTTTGATACAAGGAGCCGTATGCCCCCCGAACTAACCCCCGATACGACCGATGTGGAGACACCTGCACCGCCGACGGGCGAGGGTGCCGCGCAGGTGAACACGGCGATCCGCGCCGCGAGTAATGCGCCGACGGATGCGCCGACGACCTATGAGGATCTGATTGCAGGGCTGGATGAGACCCAGCGCCAGATTGTGGATGGCCACATTGCAGGTCTGCGCACGGCGTTGCAGGCGGAGCGGGCGAGCGTGAAGCGGCTGGAGGCGAAGACCAAGGAAGCACAGGCGCAGGCCGAGGCGAAGGCTAAGGATACGCAGGTGCAGGCCGAGGCGGCGACGGCGGCCACGCGCCGAGTAGCGTTGTATGAGACGGCGTTGAGCCAGGGGGTGCGCCGGACGAGCGTGCGCCTGGCGTATGTGGCCGCGCAGGATGCGGGCCACCTGCACGAGGATGGCACGATAGATTGGGACGCGCTGCGTGACCAGTTTGGCGATCTGTTTGATGGGCGCACCGCTCCTGTGGTGCCCTCGCGCTCGTCCAGTGCGGCAGCGGGGGCCGGGACGCGCACGGATACGCCGACCGCGCCTTCGATTAACCAGATGATTCGTAACGCCGCCGGGCGGCGCTGAGGATTTTAGATTTTAGATTTTAGATTGCCGGATTTGTCCTGACCCTGCCGGGTGAGATGCCCGGCTCCCTGACTGTAAAGGCGAGATGCCTTACGCCCGTGGCGAGATGCCACTCGGTACCCGTTGCATTTTTGGCGTAAGGAGATACGACCGTGGCCTATAACAATGTCATTGATCGCACCGAGGCGGCACCGCTTATTCCCGAGGATGTCTCGAAAGAGATTATCCAGGGGATTGCCCACAAGTCCACCATGCTCTCGCTGGCCACGCGGCTGCCCGATATGCCGCGCAAGACTCGGCGTATGCCGGTGCTGAGTGTGCTGCCTACGGCCTACTTTGTGAACGGCGATACCGGACTCAAGCAGACGACCGAGATTAACTGGGCGAATAAGTACATCACCGCCGAGGAGATCGCGGTCATCGTGCCGATTCCCAATATCGTGCTGGATGACTCGGCCTACGATATTTGGGGCGAGGTGCGGCCCCAGATTGAGACGGCCTTTGGGAAGCTGCTCGACGCGACCATTCTCTATGGTGGGCTGGGCGGCTACACCAAGCCCTCGGCGGACTGGCCGGATGGCGTGGTGACCAGTGCTGCCGCAGGCGGGCTGACCGTGTCGCTGGCGGGAGCCGCTGACCTGTACGACGCCACGCTGGGCGAGGCGGGCACCTTCCACTTTGTCGAGGACGCGGGTTTCTCGGTGAACGGCAACGTCGCCTCGGTGAATATGAAGGCTAAGCTGCGCGGGGCCAGGGACGCGGAGGGGCAGCCCATCTTTGCGCGGAATGCGGCGGGCGGCTACGACCTGGACGCCACGCCCATCGTCTTCGCCGAGAACGGCGCGGTGGATACCACGCAGAGCCTGATTGTGAGTGGTGACTTCCGCCAGCTCGTGTATGCGATGCGGCTGGATATTACCTACACCCTGGCGACCAATGGCGTGATCACCGATGGCAGCAACGCGATTGTCTACAACCTGTTCCAGCAGGATATGACCGCGATGAAGGTGATTATGCGGATTGGCTGGCAGTTGCCCAACCCGCCCAACTGGCTCAAGCCGACCTATGGCGATGCCACGCGCTACCCGTTCGCCGTGCTGACGCCGTAATAGCCGTTCGCCACGAGCCGATAGCTGGGCATCAGCGGCTATCGGCTCGTGGAACCGGGAGCTTCTGTATGCCTCTTTATCCGGTTCAATCCACCTCTCGCTTTGTGCGCGGCACGAAGGGGGGCAAAACCCGGCTGGGACTGATCGTGTGGTACGAGCAGGCTCCGGCGCTGGGGACGAATACGGCCATTCTGGCGGCGACGACACTGGCCGAACTAACGGCGACGCTCATCACCACCGGCATTACCCAGCCGGATGTACCGCGTGTGGTGCTGGTGAAGGGCAACGCGGCGGGCATTGCAGGCACCGTGCTGATTGAGGGGTCGGACTCCAACGGCACCACCATTAGTGAGACCCTGACGCTCAGCGGCACCGCTGCGGTGGGGGGGACGTTGGCCTTTGCGCATATTCGGCGCATCACCCTGCCGATACGCACGGCGAGCGGCAATACGGTGAGCGTGGGGACGGGGAACGTGCTGGGGTTGTGGCACGCGCTGGCGGCAGATGCGCGGCTGGTGACAGAGTTTAACGGGGCTGCCGACCTGGGGACGCTGGCGATAGACGCGACCGATGTGAGCAAGAACCTCTTTACTCCGGCAGGTACGCTCGATGGGGTGAAGGTGCTGCGCATCATCTACGTGATTTAACCGATGACTACCTACACCCCTGCGGCGACGACGATGAACCCGGCCAGCATCGCTCCGGCCCTGGTGGCGCGGCTGCGCCGGATGGTGGCCGAACCCACCTCGGCGACCTACGATGATGAGACCCTGCGCCAGATCATTGCGGATGTGGTGGTGACGGATCGGGCGACAGTGGCACGAGCGGGCGAGACCGGGGATGTGGTGGATGTGCGCTACATTCCGCAGCCGCCGCAGTTTGATTTGAACGCGGCGGCTGCGGAATGTAG